CTTGTAAGAAGTCATACTGAATGTGTTGACTTATATTTTTCCAATCCTCCAAAGTAATCACACCTTTGAGAATAAGTTGTGTCTTTAGAATATCAGTAAACAGAGGTGTAAACTTCTTTCTTAACCTCTGTACAAACTTTGTAAATTTAAGTTCATCTCTTGTAATCTCTGTAGAACGACCAAGACTAAAACCAGCTTCTGCCTCTAACCTTGAAATCGGTACATTCAGAGAACGATATAGTTTTTTCTTGAAGTATTCTATGTCATCAATCTCACCAAGATTAGAACCGCCTGGTAATGTAGTAATTTCAGTACCACGACCACCCTCTCGTCTTGGCAACCAGAAATCTTCTAACATAGACATATGATTTCTGTCATCTCTGATTTCACCAGATGATGCATCATAAACTAACTTGTTCCTATATCTATTCATAACATCTTTAAGATATTGTTCAGCTTTAATCTTAGGTAAGTTACCCACATCAATATAGAATATTCTACGTTCTGGAGCTCTTGATATTCTGTAAATAACTAACGCATCTTCAATCATGCGTAATTGATTAACTGGTTTAATTGCTTTGTGTAGATGTGAAAGTACATGACCTTTGTTCTGGTCAATCAAACCAGATGGAACATAAGTTATACTGTCAGGTGCAATCTTAATACCTTCTGTAGTTCCAGTTTTAAGACCTTTGTCATTATAAAGAAAGTATTCGTTTACACTAGTCACAAGTTCAACACTTGTTCCCTTTTTAACATCTTTCTTTATCTCTTTAACTCTACGAATCTTTTTAGGTTCTATGTATCGTAGTTCTTGGACACCTTTTCGTGGATTCTTTTGGTCAATAACTTTATGATAAAATAGTCTACCATCAACATACCAACGTCTGAATATGTCGTGACCTTTTGTATCGAAATCTAATAGTTCAAGAACAGAATCAAATTCTTCTCTGATTCTTTCTTTAATTCTTTTAGGCATGATAAGTCTATCAAGTTCGATTGCAACTGCTTGGTCTTTTTCATTCGCAACAATACCCTCATTGATGATGTCTTCAATCGCACTATCGCACTCTGGTTGTTGTGCAATATCACGATATCTACGAATCAAGTCTTGCTCGGTTCGTTCTCTACCATCAGTATCTAGAAGTTGTCCATAAAAACCGCCTCCAGCGACCTCAAGAGTTCCGTCTTCTGAACTAGGTTCAGTAAATTTCTCTTGAGAGCCAGAGTCTTTTATTTTTTCAAATTTGAAACCAAATAATTCCGCCATAATATCTCCTACTATTGTGTTCTATTTAGTAGGTTAGAAATTAACACCTGAAGCTTCTAAGTGTGTATACTTCCAAGTCACATCAAAAGTTTCAATCGCATCAGCTTGAGCACTTGACAATGCAATTGCTGAAATAGATGTTGGGAAACAATTTCTAAGAATATAAGTCTTTAAAATTGTATCATCTCTATCTAATTGCTCTATTTGCAAGTCAGTTTGAAAATCAGCAGGGGCAATAACACCAGTATTATCTACAAAGTCATTGATACCATTCTGCCATCTTTCCATTGCATTTCTAATCATAAAGTCTGTATCATTATAGAAAGTTGTTGTCCAATCGCCTGGGTCTGATCTATCGCCAGGATATTGAATATTTCTTCCTCTAAATGGTACTGCAATAAAATTCATTGCAACATCTGGAATACCAGCAGTTGTAACAAGAAATGAAGTTCTACGAACATCAAGTCCAATTGCAATGCCAGGTGGAGGAGTAATTGTTATCCTAAATTGGTTAGCTCTTGCACCACCACCGATTAAGTTTGCTTTAAAGTCATCTATCTGTGCCATGATTAACCTCCTACCTCACTAAACGCAACCCCAGTTCGTACTGCGATAAAGTTTAATGTTATAAAGTTGATTGACCTAGCAGGTTTGATGTAGATATCTGCAACAAACTCATTTCTATCAATGACTTCTCCAGTATTGTTTGTATCATCACACTTTAAACTAAAGTCTGAAATACCTCGTCTACCTTGAATATCCCTCAAGAATGGTTCTACTAAGTTTCTAAATTGTGCTCTTGTGAACTCATCATTGAACTCAAAAAGTTGAAACTTTGCAGCAGTAGCAATTGCTTTTTCTAGAAGTAAGAATAATCGTCTTACGTTAATTCTATCAAACGCACTTGGTTTTGTTAATGCAGTTTTATCTCCAAAGAGTACAACTCCTTGGCCTGGGAAATTAACAACTGGATTAACTCGTTTTTTGTAAAGTTGATCTCTTTCTGCCTTTGTAGGGTTGTAAGATAACTTAACTGCACCACGAATATTTCCTCTGTTATATCCAGCAGGAGAGAAGAAACTTTCTGCAATATTATCTGTAAATGCACAAAGTCCAGCAATGTCTGCGTTTAATGGAACAAATCTATATACATCAGAATACTTATCGTACATATACTTGTACCCACTATCGAAAACCATGTATGATGAACTAGGACAAGTATCAAATGCTTCAGTTACATTTTCAGTCGCAGTAAGTGAAGATGCAACTCCAACTGTAGCAGCACGATATGGAGAAACAAATCCTACACAATCTCTACGAGATTCACAAAGTGCAGTAATCATTGTTACATGAGTATCCATATTTGCTTCTGTATCAGCAGCGATACTAGATGAACCACCAATAACTAAGTTAATGTCTAATGATTCTGTATCATTGAACTTATCATATGCAAGTGCAATTTCACCATTTGTTGTAGCATAATCGTCTGTTCCACCAGTTAATGTAGAAACGTCAACACCAGATACTAATGTGTAATCTGTACCAGATGCAACATCTGTTCCCCAGTTTGAACCAGCAGCAAGATGGTCTGTCCAGTAGATAAACTGTGATTGTGCAAAGATAACATCTGAATAATAGTTATTAGAACCTTGTGCAGTTTTAGCATTAGGGTTCTTTGACATATTTGCAAATCTTTCCATGACTGCAGCTGTTCTTTGACCAGCAACACCAACAGCATTACCTGTGATATCACCAACTGTGTCATATACAGCAACATGGATTTCATCTTGTTCTCCACGAGCATTTGCAGTGGCCCAAGAAGATGTTCCAGGCGCTTCATCAAATAAGTCAGAAAATCTCCAACGTCTTGTGATAAGTGAGTTGTCTGGAATTACAGTTTGTAGTCCAGCACCAGCAGGGTCATCAAGTAAACGAATTGTTAAAACTTCTCCAGAAACAGCAGTTACTTCGTATTCTTCACCTTTTGCCTCTACGTTTGATCCACCATCTGCAGCGAATACAAGAGGTATGTCGTTTGCAACTGTAATTGCTTTATCAAGAACAACAACTGTTTGTGAAGTAACAGATGCAATTTTAACAACTACATCTCCGTCTGATATACCAGCACCAATTACTCTTTGTCCAACTGCAAGTGTACCAGAAACTCCGTCAACTGTTAAAGTTTTAGAAGCAACTGTGATTGCACCATTAACTGTTGCAACAATAGCTGAAGCAGTTTGGAAAGAAATGATATCACCGACTGCGATTGTAGCATCTGTCGCATCTTGGTTATCAACTGTAATTTGTAAGTCACCAACTGCACCAGCACCATTTACTAAGTTCAATGAACCTAGAGGTTGTTTAAACGCTCTTGCACTTGGACAGATATCAACACCAATTCCGTTACCATATGTTCCAGCAGTCCTTGCGGCCCACTCTCCATGAGAACCAGAACCATCTTGGAAATCTGATTGATAATGGTCATCATCACGAATAAGTATTCCAGAATTTGCACCAGCATTTAATATGGCACTTTCTGCTCTTACTACTTTTAGGTTATCACCATATTGCAAAAAGTTTGCAGCAGAAAAGAATGTTTCAAACTGATTACTTGATGTTTGTGGTTTACCGAATGTTTGTACCAATTGTTCTTCTGACGTAATAGTTGTCACAGAACCAACTGGGCCTTTTTCAAATGCGCCTGCGATTGCACCAATAGATGTTGCAACGGCTGGAACGACATTTGTTAAATCTATTTCCCTAACATGAACGCCAGGTGAGACTAAAAATGACATGATTTTTGCTCCTTGTATTGAGATACTACTCTTATTTCCTAGTATTTATAAAAATGAAGTTTCTAAAAACTCACTTTTATATGTTATAAAACTTATAAATAATCATATGACAACACATTATGAAAAATATAAAGACACAATCAAAAAGGTAGCTCGTAGGAACTACCGAAAACGAGTCGCATGGTTGAATACACATCTTGGAAACGAACATTGTATTCATTGTGGAGAAAGTGAAACTGTATGTTTAAAACTTTATCCCCATGATGTAGAAATTCGTAAACAAGCAAAACGAGTTGGTACGAATGACGAAAGTAGAAAACAAGTACATAAATTAATGAATCAATGTAAAGTGGTTTGTTCTAATTGTTGGATTAAACTTGACAACGACTTGATTGAATTTCTTTAATTATCTCTTTTCTTTTTTCATCTGTATACTTTGACCACATAGTTATTTCTTCAGTTGTTCTGTGGCAACCAATACATACACTATCTATAAGTTTACAGATTTGAACACATGGACTTTCCATTACCAGTCAGTATCATACTGTCTTACTATAGGACTCCATCTTGTTCCGTATTCATCAACAGCAGTTCCTATGTTATCATCTTCTAATCCATTGATAACAAATCCAAAAGGAGCCATGTCTTGTTCTAGTTGGTCTTGATTCTCTTTGTACATTTGTTCTCTGATATCATTGTTTGTAAGTTCTTTGAAATAAGTCTGGTCTGTACACCAACCAAAAATAAACAAACACGCAACCATATCATCATTACAACCATCATCTGCTTCAAATGATGAACCCTTTACAATAAATGTAGATAATTCGTTGATTGTATCAAAGTCTTCTATAACTATTTTATTATCTTCTACTAATTGTTTTAGATTAGAACACCCTATACTTTTTACTGCCTTAGTCGTTCTCACACCCAATTGAGCTCTACCACCAGAGAATCCACCACCAAGTATTTGTCCAGCACGACCTCTCATAGATGCCATAATCATATTATCGTATTCCATGTCATAGTGCATTGCATTTGCAACTTGTTCACCAATGTCATTGACTTCTACCAAAACAAATGCAGTATTATATACTTTTGCGATTTGATGTATCTTTTGTGGAAAGAGTAGAGGTTTTATTTCGTTATCTCTAAACTTCGCAACTATTCTATATGGAACAGAACTTACATCAAAAACAATAAACGCAGAGTAATCCTTAGATGTTCCTCTTGCAACATCAGCTGTTATTAAGTATGTGTGTTCTGGTTGTGGTAGTTCATATATGTCAACACCAGCATTAGATTGTATGGGTGTCTTATAGGTAAGAACTCTTAGTTTTGATGGAGATATCAAGGTATCTATAGAACCTAGAAACTCACATTCAAACTCTGTGTTAAACTGTTGTTCACTTGTATTTGCAATAGTTTCTTTTTTCCATTTCTCATCACGGCCTGGTACTTCTGACCAATGAACTTCAATAGGTATATAACTATTTCGTTTTTCCTCTGCATCTGTCCATATTTTATAGAACATATTCATACCATGTGGTGTGCTTACTATCATCACTTTTGTAGATTGTCCAGAAGAAATCGTAGGATACACAGAACTAAAAAATTGTTCTGCAACATTTGATGGTACATAAGCAAACTCGTCTAAGAATATGATGTTGTAACTTCCACCCCTCACAGCACTCGCAGAGGTCGAGGAAGCAAGTATTTTAGACCCATTCTCTAGTTCCAGAGAACCTTTATTCCAAGACATAACTCCTTGTTGTAACCAATGAGGAAGATGTTCGTATGCAAGTTGCAGTCTACTTAACAAATCTCTTGCAGTCGCAGCCTTGTTTGCAAGTATAGCAATATTCACACTAGGGTTAAATAACGCATAGTGTAATAGATAAGAAACCATAACAGTAGATTTACCAGACTGTCTGGGTAGTTTACAAATAGTAAAACGATTACTGTGAAATGTACCAACCATTTCTTTTTGAAAGGGGTACATCTTAAAAGGTACTAAACCCTCATCAAGTGATACAATTTTTACATAACTCTGTATGAAGTACAGAGGGTCTTCCATACATCTCTTGTATTCAAATAGTTGTTTCTTAGTCCATTCTTGTTGAACATTTGCTCGTTTAAGATTAGGATTTCCAAGATATGTAGCATCACTCATCACTCTTACCTTTTAACATTTTTTGGAGTTCAGCAGTTGAACCAACAAACAATGCATTAGTGACATTCTTGGGTGCAGAATTAGGAACTTCTTTAAGTTTTCGCATTTTCTCTTGTAAGTCACCTAATTTCTCCGTAACCTCAGCCACTTGTTTAATGAGATTTCCAGCAACTTCATATGCTCTTGGGTGTTCACCCTCTTTTGCAAGTTCTAAAATACCTTCAATAGCATCTTGACCTCTCTCCACAAGTCCGTAGAAATTTTCTCGTTGATATTTATAATCATTCTCTATATCATCTTCATTACTTTTGACAACCTTTTTAGGAACTACAATATTATTTTGTTGAATTGCAGTTTCTACTGGGTCAAAGACTCCAAGAGCTTTATCTATATCTGAAAATGGGTTTTTCATAACTAACCTTTTTTAACATCAGAACCACTAGTTGTATCATAATTTTTTGCATCTTGAAAGAAAGAACTAGTTTCATTAAATCCAAAGTCATCATCTGCATCTGCACTCGCAGGCGTAGGTGTAACTGAATACCTTTGTTCTCTTGTAGGTGTAACTGCTGGTAGGTCTGTATATTGATCTACTTGTACAGTTTTGATAACACTTGAAGAAGTAACTGGGCCGTATAGGTAAAATTTCAAAGTAAATGCAAGTGTGTAGATTATTGCTCTACGACTCTCAAAGTCACCTTGATAGTTATCTTCGTAAGAAACACTATTTAAAATAATAGGTACATCTCGTTTGATACCCATATCTGCCATATCATTAAGTGTAAGTGTATAATCTGGTTGAAAGTAAGGAAGTATTTGTTCTACTATCTGTAACGCATCATCAGAGTTTTTCGCCATTGCGTACAAAGTAATGTCCATGTTATATGGAACAGGCATAAACTGTGTGTCTAATTTATTTGCATCTGAACTAGCTGATTTTACTTTTTTGAATTTCTGTACACGATTTAGTTTTCTTGTTGCATCATATGTCAATGAACCAATTTCAAAACCTAGTCGTGGTAAAGTAATTGCAACTGCATTTGCAAGAGATGGGTCTTGGTCTAAACGAGTTAACCATTTTTGTTTAGGCCCATATGCAAGTGGTACTTTCATTGCCTGTGTTACTACTCCAGAATTGTCCTTACGAACTATCTGAAGATTATTAAACATAGTTCCAAACGCAACGATTACGTTTCTAACTGTCTCGTGATAAAATTGTTGTCCTAACATTATGTGGCACTCCCTACATCACCAAATGGATTTGATTCAGTAAAATCTAATACTGTATCGTCAAGTTGGTCGAATAATTCATTTTGTGAAGTCTTATCCGTAACATAATCACCTACTATGTAGTCTTCTGTAATTATGTATGAATTTGTTCCTGTATCAGCTGCATTTTCTAACTGGACAGAACCGACTTCGTTTTCAAGTGTGATTTGATACTGTCTAGTATCTGTACTCAAGTCACCCTCAATTGCATCAATAGTTGCAATACCTGTGTCCATAACTTCAGATGCATACTCAAACTGTTTACATCTTAGTTTGTATACTGGGTTATTGTCCAGTTGATAAAAAGGTTCGTCATGGTCTACAAAGTTAATCTCAAACATCTTTTCAAATACTGGGTGATAAACTAAATCTCCCTCTTGTGGTCTGTCTGCATCTGTTGTAGCTATATCTTGTAGTATATAATAGTTTCCAGTAAGTGTTGTAAGATTAGATGAAGAATCAGTTTGGTCTATGCTTCCATCTTCTAGTGCGATAGAACCCTCACCTTCTTCTAAATTGATTTGACTATCCATTTCTTGAAATCGTTCTTTAGAAACTACGAATGTAATCTCGTTACGATTCTCTAAACCAAACTGTGAGATGATTTCTTTGTCTCCACCGAAACCAGCTCCATCTTCTACATACATTTCGATTGGTTCAGCATTTGTGTATTTAGATAATGCATCTTCACCCAAAACATTATCAAGTGCAACAGTTTCACGATTGACATAATATACATCATGTCCATAAATCTGGATTGCTTCCTTGACTAGATTCTGATATAAACTTCTCTCCGTTGCGATTGAGTGAAGATTACTTGTGTGAAATGCACTATTAACAGCCATTTACTTAACCCTTAAACATATCTATGGGTGGTTCAATTAACATCATCTTTTCTTCTAAATCTCTTATTTCTTCTGTTGCTTGTGAAAATATTTCTGCACCATTCATCTCTACACCACCAAGCATTTGAACTCCGTTAAACTTGGAAAGGTTTGCACCCCATTGTCTTTTGATTAAAGCTGTTGCATATCTTTTAAGATAGATATCATCATACATATCTGTGTATGTATTTGGGTCTAATTTACGATAACATTCAATAACTAAATATTCGCCTTCGGTAATATCATTATCCCAATCCATATCAATATATAAACGATTTTGGTGTTCTTGGAAACGTAAAGGTTTTTCTCCTACTAAAATATGAGAAAGAAAATCTAAATGTTGCATAGTCATTTCGTAGTGTACAACTGAAGTAGAACTAAAATCATAAAGGTCATTTAATCTAAGTTGATAGCGAATATCAAACATATTATTTGTTGCAGTATTATCAAATGGAAAAATATTTAAAACTGAAATAATAGAAGAAGGCATAGGAATAAAACCTTTACCCTCACTAAAAGATGCAGTTATAGAACTATCTGAAGTATCAGTTGCACTTGTTGTATCATTAGTTTTTGC